AAATAGAAGACGCATCTGTATCTATATTGTTTGCAACCCATGACCGCATCTTTTTAAAGTCTTTTGTTTTAAGAAAAGTAAAAAGATCGTCATAGTTTTTATCTGATATGTTTGCCAACACTCCTGCATCTATACGACCTGAGAGTGAATACCTTTGCAGTTCGTTTATCACACGTCTCCAGTCTGGATAGTGTTTAATAATAAGATCCGCAAGTGGTGTCTTATCGTAACCTATACCTTCTTCATCTAGAATGTGTTGTGCTCTCTTCATGAACTGACCACAAAGTTTACCTTTGTCACCACTGTTGAATTCATACACACCACACCGAGAATGCAGAGGTTCGATAATTCTGTTCTTAAAGTTACAAGTGAGTATAAACCGACAGTTGTTGGCAAACTCTTCAATGAATCCACGAAGAGCAGGTTGGGTTGACTGTGGGTTTAGATAATCTGCCTCATCAAGTATTACAACCTTGTACCCACCTTGAAGTGAGACAGTACTCGCAAACTGCTTGATCTTACCACGGAGTGTGTCTATATTACCCTCTTCGGAACCGTTGATGACAATATAGTCAAGGTCAAGCATATTGCATAAGGCCTTGGCGACTGTAGTCTTACCAAGACCTGCAGTGCCAGTGAACAACATATTAGGAAGTTCACTAGACTCTACAATTTTAGTAAAAGTATTCTTTAAATCATCAGACAGAATACAGTCTGATATTGTTTGAGGGCGATACTTCTCTACCCATAAGAATTGATCCATTCAAAATCTCCATCACAAAAAACATTATATCACATTTGAGTTTGAATGTAAATCTTATTCTTCTGTCTCCATAGCTGCGTCTTGTTGTAAGTTCTCTACAACTGATATTACTTGGATTGCTTGATCACGTAACTGACCAATAGTAGAGAGTTCTTCTCCCTTGAATCCACCACGTTGTGTTACCGCATCAACTACTGCAACCGTAGAACGTGATACTTGATTTGCGAGTTTCATCAACTCATCATATTTTTCTGCCATCTTATGCTCCGAATGTAGATGTTTTCTCTAGTGCAATCCAATACTTGACATTCACTTCTTTGTTCCTAAACTCACTGATCAACTTAGATGAAATACTCACCTGATAGTCACCTTGTATGATTTTAAGATTGGATATATTTAGGACAAATTTAAAGTCCTGCTCCGTTTTATTAGAGTATGGTACATCAATAGAATATGCATTAGATGTAGCATTCTCGTTGTCAACCACAGAAAGAATCAACACACCATCGCCTGGAGTGACTGACACTTCATTATGTCCAAGAGTAGATGCAGCGCTTCGCAGTTTACTAAGAGTGTTTGCGTCCAGATCAAACTGAACCTCACACTCAGGCATGTTAATATCTTTCTGGGGTGACGTAAGGGTTTCTTCTGGAGAGAAGAAGTACCTAACCTTTGACCGACCAGTCTGATCTGATATAGTTACAGACTCATCTGTAAAATTCAGATTAGGTTGATCAACCAAAGACAAGACACCAATGAACTCTTTGAGATCATAGATGCCAAACTTCTGGGCAAACTTATTATCGACTGTTGCAGTTGCAAGAACATTCTTTGCTTCACTGATAGTCTTAATAGTATTCCCTTCGTTGATTAGGATATTGGGATTAATATCCGAAAAGTTTTTAAGAACGTTTAAGGTTTGTTCCTGTAATTCCATAATATACTCCGTGGGTTAAACTTAGATAATTATACCACACTCTGACCTGAGTGTCAATACATTTTACTAAAGTTTCTTTCTTTTTTAAACTCAATTTTGTTTTCAAACTTGCCATCCAATATATCACCTTTGTGAGAAATTACAAATACATTTGTACCCTCACCTAGTGTATACAATATCTTCAGTAGGTTTTCCACACCTTCGTGATCAAGTGACGAATCAAATGTCTCGTCAAGTATCAGTAAGTTAGTGGCTACTGAGTTCTTCATCTTTGCAATCTGTCTCCAAGTAAACAACAATGCCAAGTCGATACGTTGTTTCTCACCTTCACTGAATGAGTCGTAGGTAAATGCGTCTCTGTGTCTTGAACGTATTGTCTCTGCGAATGACTCATCTAAGTTAAAGTGTACAAAGAAGTCTAGGGTTTGCAAGTATTGGTTTGTAAGTTGATTGATTGCAGGTAGATACTGTTTTATGATCTTGGTTTTGATCCCAGTGTCTTTCAACATTTCCATCATCACAGAATTGTAGTTGTGTTGTTCTGATGTTTCGAACTTACTCTCCATCATAGATTGCTTCTCTTGTTTCATAGTCTCGCAATCTTCTTGTGCAACAGATAAATCTGCAGTCACCTCTTTATCTAAGAACTTCTGATACTCACCAATAGTTTTCTGTAAGGATGATATCTCTTTGTTGTTAGATGTAATCTGTGTAAACTTGTCTCTGAGTGATTTAAGAGTTTGGTTTGTTTCAGATATCTGTGTCTCTACCCACACTCCCTGATCACCTATAGACTTCTTCATAGATGTTAGGGACTTTGCTTCATGTTTGCATTCTTCTAAATTACTCTTACGCAAATCATCTGCAAGTGTTTGTTTACATTCTGGGCATGTGTCGTTTTCATCATAGAACTTTGCACGTTTACCAACACCAGACATCTTTGTTTTAATGTCTTGACTCTTGAGTAACAAGTCTTGTTTTCTATCTGACAAACTATTTAACGAATCTTCGGTAGACTTGATATCCTCATCAAGACCATCACTCAGTTCATTGTTTTGAATTTGGATACTATCTATTTCTGACTGAGAGGCCTCTATTCTCTGTTCATACTCTTTCTTATTATCCTCTGTTAGTGATTTGATGTCACGTATATACTTCTCTTGCGTCTCTATCTTATTGTTGTAGATGTCAATCTTGTAGTTTAGATCCTGCAGTTTATCCTTGACAATGTTCTGCTTTTCCTTTAAGATAGTATTCATCTTAGAGAACACATTGATGTCCAGAAGATCCTCTATTACATCCCTGCGATGTCCACTCTGAAGTTGCATAAAGGGAATAAAAGAGGAGGAACCCAATACTACGACCTGATGAAAGGACTTGTGATTCAGTTTGAGAATGTTTTGTTCAAGGATCTTCTGGTACTCTTTGGCATGTGATGATTGATTTATCATCAGGCCATTCTTGTGTATCTCAAATACATTTGGTTTTATACCTCGTGTAACCACAAAGTCATTGTCGCCTATAGAAAACTTAACAATAACCAACGTGCCTTTACCGTTGATCGAATTGACCAACTGAGACTTAGTAATATTTCTGTGAGGTTTACCGAATAGTGCAAAGGATATAGCATCGAGCATAGTGGACTTACCTGCACCATTATGTCCGACAACCAAAGTACTCTTTGACTTATCTAAATCAACTGTTGTCCACTTATCACCTGTAGACAGAAAGTTCTTCCAGTTTACCTCTTTAAATCTTATCATGCAATTTCCAGTGCCTGTGCTTCAGTCATGAGTTCTCGCATCTGAATCTTAATCTTGTCTTTGTCCAGATCCGTATCTACACCATCAACGTATGAATCTACGATCTTTGGTGTATCATCAAACTCCATGTTATCATCATGTACATTTTCACCTGTGAACTCTTGAAAGTTCTCTGCAATCTTTAGTTCGTGTATATTCTCGTTTTGAATACGGTCAATAAACCGATCAAATAAAAATGTGTCTTTCTTATTGACAACCACAACCTTCACAAACTTCTGTGCACACTGTGATACGTCATAGTTATTATAGTCTATTTTGTCGTCATTGTAAAGCACTTTATGAAATAAAGTATGTGGATTTATAATCTTTTCCACTTCTCTAGTTTCTGTGTCTATTACATGAAAGTATTTTTTATCGTGGGCATCAGACCAGAAGAACTCCATTTGTGATCCAAGATACCATATGTTATCCTGTTGTGATCCTACATGGAAGTGACCAGTCAGTACCTTCTCAAACTTAGAAAAGATCTTACGATCCATACCATGTATATTCTTGATACCACGCATCATTTCGAAACCATCTAGTTCAAGGTGTGCACCACACCAATCAGCCTTACAGTTCTTAATGAACTTCATAGTATCGTCATAGTTCTCTTGGTTGATCCAAGGGATCATTGCCATCTTGAGAGATCCGTACTCCATGACTGTGGGTTCCATAATGATATGGATTTCGTTCATGTAGTAACCAAGTAGTTCTTTCAGAGAATTTAAATCATTTGTATTTTTGTAATACGTGTCATGGTTGCCTGGAATAATATCCATTCGCATACCAAGTTCACGCATAGGATCTAGAAATGATTTACGACTATGGTTCTGTGCCTTAAAGTTCATAAACTTACGATTATCATAATAATCACCAAGATGAACAATCTGCTTAATATTATGTTCTTTACAATAAGGAAAGAAGACCTTACTATAGAAGTCAGCAGCATTATTAAGAAAGATATCAGAACTATTTCTAGTACCACAGTGAGTGTCATTGAGTACTGCTACCTTCATTTAAGAAACTCCGATAGATCAGAGTCGGCATGTACTGCACGTTTCTTTCTTTGTTTTTCTTCTTTAGCAAATGCTTTCACTTCTGTATCCTGTGTTCTTACTTTGTCTATACGATCTCTGAGTGTGTCAACAAAAGATCCAACTACATTCATTGCGTAGTCATCACTCATGTCACCATCAACAAAACTTTCTATTCCAGATCTTGTTAGGTATTTTAATTTAATGTCTTGTTGTTTTTTCTCTTTGGCAATCCTGCGTAGAAACGCATACCATGTTATTTGTGTAAAGTATGCAAACGCATTTGGTTTACCAGTTCGGGTTGCGGCCTCTATGTCGTAGTTCTCTACTGCTTTCAAACAATTTTCAACTGCATCCATGACCATTTCTTCGCGGTATGTGTAGCGAATAAAATTAGATTTGTGAGACAAACCTTCAGCGATACTGAGAAAACACTGAGCTATATAATTTGGTACTATTGGAAGAGTCTTACTTGCTTGCTTTGCTTCGTTAACTGTTTTGACATAACTGACAACTGCCTGAGAAAAATCAGCGTTATTAACGTAGTGTTCGCTTTTTCTATTTTTTCGTGGCATTTCAATTTCCTTTCATAACTATATTATACCAAAAAAATGAGGTAATGTAAAATGTTATTTTTTTATTTCAAACATAAAAATAATGCTTGACAGAATCGTAAAATAGGTGTATAATTAATATGCGCCTTTAGGATAGGGGGGAATACTAGTGTATCTTATCTGAGGGCGGGAAGAGATGTATAATGTTTGTGTCTCCCGAATCAAGATCCATGTGTGATTCTAACAACCTATCCTCATAAAACTTATCTTGTAGATACTCAGCGATCTCATCTCTTGACATATCTGTTGTATCCATCATGACTTCATCTATGTTAAGGCTTCTCTTATCCTTCATGTCTTGAGATTCTAGAATGATGTCGAGGGCATTTTTGAAATGTAACTTGAGTATGGAAGAGGGTGTCGCCTCGGCGAGAATGTGATCTGGATTGATTGCACTCAATTCGTTTACATCCTCTTGGAATGAAACCCAAGGTTTGAAAGAATAATATCTGACGTTTTGATCAAAGTCTTCCGCATGAAATACTTTTAAGATCTTACGAGCAATGATATCTCCATTCTGGTTATCAGTCTCATCGATATCAATAACCTCACATACAATCTCATCGTTGTTAGTTAATTTAAATTGTCTTAGTTTCATAGATCTATTACTACCGTTTTACAATTGAACTGTTCTTTTTTATATATTTTTTCTCGTTCTTCAGAATGTAACAGAGAATAATTCTTTCTCTTCATCCAACTAATATCATCACTAATATCATACAATGTGGTTTCCCTTCCATCATCACTTTTTCTTAGGCCTCTACCAATAGATTGCAACACTCTAATTTGCGATTTGCTAGGTGATGCAAAGATTATATTGTGTAGGTTTCTTATATTTATACCTGTAGAAAACGTACCGAGTGATGCAACCACAATTGCATTATCCATTCCCTCTACGATACCTCGTATTGCTTCCCTGTCAGATGTATTAGTTTCACCAGATACAAAGTATACTTTTCTGTCTTCTGCTTTGTCTCTTATTAAGTTATGTATAGGTTTACCATGTTTGTCAACATAATTGAATAACACTAGTGTATTACCTTCTAAGTCTAGTGCTAGGTTCCTGATAAATTTATTCCGTTTTTCGTGGCCAACGATAAAGTCAATTTCTTCTTGGTAGGTTTTTTTCCCGAAAGTTTTACGTAACTCTCGTCCATATGAAAGAATGAGTCTCCTGATAGTGAGCGGGGCAAGAGTATCGTTGTCCTGTAATTGCTTCGTAGTGACGACTTTATATATCTTCCCGAATAGTCCTTGTAAAACCAACTCATGCGTTTGTGATCCATCTAGTGTTCCTGTTGTTCCAAATCTATATTCTGCTTCTGTACATTTGTTCATTATGTTCATCAATGACTTTGACTTGAACCCATGTACCTCATCACCAAAGACACACCCAAATTGTTCGAACCACACTTTAGGCATTTTGTAGATAGACTGCCATGTAGATATTACGATTGCGGAGTCAACTGCTTTGTCTTTACCAGAGTATATCTTATGCATCCCACCTTCCGACATACCATAGTTTATAAAGTCACTGTGCATCTGTTCTACCAATGAAGTAGTAGGAACAATGACCAATACTCTACCACCTTTAGGATATGACCGACCATCAGTCAACATTGCCAACCAGAACCTTGCAAGTGCATAGATCATATATGACTTACCAGAACCTGTCGGTGATAATAGAATTGCACGTTTACGAACCAACGCCTCTCCCACCGATTGAAACTGATAGTCTCTCAATGGGAATGGTAAATCTAAATCATTTAAAAATTCAGTAAGAACTCTAGGTTTGATGTGAGTTCTATCGTCTGGTTTGCCGTATTGACTTTCCTCTGCTAATAGGTTATACTGTCTCTTGTCTGAGAACTCCAAAAGATGATAGTACAACCCAGCGGGTAGTGTACGTTCTCTTAGTGTGAAGAGACGTATCTTACCATCCCACAACTTATTGCGGAATGCAGGCATGAACTTATAGCCAGGCACGAAGAACGAAAAGTATTCGTTTAGTTCTTGCGCTGTACCACTGTCACATTCAATTTGTAAATCGGAATGGTTTAGTTTCCTGACTCGAATTGCTTCCACTTAATTATATTACCTATTGTCTGATGTCGCCAGTTAAGATTATTTATAATCTCACTTAACGTCTCAATCACAGTCTTGTAATACTCTATCTTCTCTTCAGACTTCTGTATCTCTGGATCTGAATTGTAGTAGTGTTCCATTTCACCTTTGAGTATCTTTAGACCGTTAAAAGGATCTGGTTCCCAACCTTTCTCTTCCAACTCTTCTTGAGACATCTTTCCATTGTAATATAACCACTTGTCTTTCAACAAAG